AGTACTGTTATGAATAAAAAAGCGGGCGCTCCGCTTTTTTATGTATTCTTGATCTGAAGGCTACTGGTACGTAAAGTTCAGTTGAACGACAGTCTTGAATTCCCCTGGCGTTACGCGACCCGTCGGTGTGTACATGCGCGCAGAGAGCGGGAAAACGGCCCGGTGGTCATTGCCGTTCACTTTCACGGCCAGCGTATCCGCCGGTGAGATTTCCGTCTGATGATCGCGGGTCATAATTTCCAGTGCCATACCGGTAGCGCTGCCCTGGCTGTTAGCGAATTTGGTGGCATCGTCAGTGTCGGCATCACCGCTGAACAGGGCAGTCACCTGAGTAGTTGATGGCGGGCAGGAGGAGAGGGTCAGTTCAAAATCCTGCCACTCACTGGTATCGCCCACCTTCAGGTAATCAACGGCGCGTGCCTGCTGGAACGTGACCGTCTGTTCCTTTGTGCCCGTATCCACGATGCAGGCAGAAGCAATTACTATACCGCTCAGGTTAATATCGGTTGCCTGCACGGAATAAATACTGCTTACCGCCCATAGACAGGCCAACGCGGGGAGCAGTTTATTTATCTGTTGCGCCATTGTCCCGTCCTGGATTACTGGTAGGTGAAGGTTGCCTGTACTTGGCCCTCGATGGTGCCTGGCATCACGAGGCCTGTTGCCACTGCACGGGAGCGCAGTTTCAGGTCATAGGCATGCGTGTCGGATGGGATTGCGATGTCCTTCAGAGCAGCGCCATTTTTATAGGCGTGCTCGCTTTTGTCATCCGTTAACTCAAGCTTCAGGTTGGTGGCAGTGCCGGTATTTTTGTAGAAGTCTGTATCCGTGTCGGCGGTGCCAGCAAAGGCTACGCTAAATGAGGTGGTGGAGGCTGGGCAATCGGTGAGCGTCAATGTCTTTTCAACCCATGGGGTAGTGCTGCCACTTGTTTCCAGAGTATTGGCCTGAATCCCGGTCCCCAGATTAATAGCGAGAGACTCACCGCCGCCGTTAACCACACAAGGTGAGGCGATAACGGTACCGCTGATATCAATATTGACAGCCTGACTGGATGAGGAAAATAACCAACCAAGCGCAATGATGAATGCCACTGTCTTTTTCCTGTTTGTAACAATCATATATAATCCCTATTAGTTGTAAGTAACTTTAAGCTCAATGGCTGTTTTGACATTACCCGCAGTTACGCTTTCAGCATCATCTATAAAATAAGACACTTTAAAGTCAGGCAACACATAATCCCCGGAGCCGTTATAATTCTGGAGCGCGATCGCTGAATTAATTGTATGAGGCGTACCATCGGTATTCTGTATCTGCACATAAACATTTTTCGCGTAGGTATCACCCGTCACAGTATTAAGAACCCCATTGGCCTCGTCGTGGGCTCCATAGACTGCGGAAAAATTATAAGAGATACCATTGATGGCCCCCGGGCAGTTTGTGAGCGTTATCGTCGGCGCCTGAATACTATTTTGTGCGCCCGTTTTTAGGCTATTCCCATAAAGTGGGTTGAGTTTAATTTCTGTTGGTGCGTTAATTCCACAAGCCGTATACTTTGGCTGACTAGCCACACCAGAACGGGCCACGAAAGTCACATCTCCATACCCGCTATCCGCTGGGTTATGATAAGAAACAGTAACGCTTGGCACCTCAGTAATGGGGCCCGCCGGTAGTTCATCCGTTAAACGCACCAGCATGTAGCGAATAATTAGGTCGCCGGATGCGTTGACATTACTATCGACGTCTAAACGAAATGGAGCCGTAAAATCTTTATTTGGGGTTAATACGCCTGCGTTGCTGTAAGACATTTGATAGGCAATGCCTATACCCGGGTTATTGGTTTTATATACTGTTGCGTCATTAGTAGTCGTTCCCCCTGTCGGTTCGCCATTCACAGTAAAATCAATATAACCTTTTTGGCTGCTAGCTATTATTGGCAATTTCCAGTGTTCCCCCCAGTCGTCAAACCAGGTTGTCCCCCCGGCCGAACTCGGCATAGTAAAGGAACTGAATTTATAAGGTAAAGTTGATGTATTCGCACTGCTTGTATTTATGATACCTGCAAGAGCATCAACGGACGTTATCAACGGGCACACAGATATTAACAACGCAAGGCCGACTGTTTTTTTCACGAATACGTTTTCCTTATGACGATTATGGTCATCGTTATTAACGACAAGATTCTTGCGTTTCCATCACACCATCAGTCGCATTCAATTCTGTTAAATTGAATGTTACGTGACAGGTGTCATTCGCTGTACGGCCCCACGTTACCTTTAAGGTTCCGCGTTCGGGCGCACCGGTAAGATAGACTTGCCCGTGGTCACCCACGATGAAGCTCTTATCCGCAGGTTGACCCTCTATCGTTGCCAGCGCTCCAAATGGCACTATCTCCGTAGGGGTACGTGACAAATTCATGAGTACCCTTTTACCGATACGGGTATCAAAATGTGCGCGTACAATTGCGCCGCGCGTGGGGGTAATCATCTGGCTGGTCAGGTCGACGTCAGCACCATCAGGCAGCGTTTCGGTATCCAGTGAGACGGCGGTTTCACGGTACGGCGTCACGTAAGGCACCACGGTGTAACCGCGGAAGTCGGTTTTTACACCCGTCTGGTTGCTTATCGTAACGCCATTCGCCCCGGGGGCTTCTACCAGTGCTGAGGTTTCGCCCAACGACTGGCTGAGCGTGACACCATGCGCGTGGGCGACAATGCCGCCTTCCATGCCGTAGTTAACGCGTTTCTGGTCGTTGTCATAGCTGTAGGCACCATTCATTCGTGCGTAGGTCCCCTGATAATCGAGGCTGGCGTAACCGCCATTCCCTTCGCCGTGATTCGTTTCGCTCTGCTGGAGACTCCAGTTCAGGTTATTGTCTTCTAATGCTGACCCGTTTAGCCCGACGGTATGGTTGGTATTGCCCCGTTTGCTGGTATTCAGGTTGTAAGTGGCGTAACTGTGACTTAACCAGCGGTCGAGCGGGATGTTTATGCTCAGTGAGAAGACCTGATCTTCATCGTAGATTTTGTCGCTATCGTCACTGTCGGTGGTATTGCGGTTATAGCTGTAATTGATGTTGTACGTCACGCCGCCCCAGCTATTACTGTAACCCACACCGAGAGAGCGCATCTTCCGGTCACTGTTCCAGTAATCTTCGCTAATAGCATTGAGCGACAGTGACCCCAGACTCGCCCCGATACTCTGGTTAAGCTGAAGTTCAGCACGGTTGCGGCGGCGGTCGTTATTATTTTGCGACTCGTCGTCACGCCAGGTATCCAGTACTTCCGGGAGAGTGTAATAACCTGATGTTGAATACCTATAACCGGAAATGGATATATTGGTGCCGGTTTCGAGAATATTTTTACTGTAACGGATGCGCCAGGACTGGCCGCTCTCTTTATCCTGATCTTTTTGCGTTGACCATGCCTGAGTGCCATCCACCGAGACGGCACCCAACTCGCCGAGGTTTTTTCCAAGCCCGGTGAGCAGGGACTTGTAGTGCTGTGAGAACTGGCCCCCGCCATATACCGTAAACCCGGCTGGCAGGCCATAAATCAGGGTGGCCTGGGTAAACATTTTTTGTCAATATCGCTCTCATAGGGGCGATACTGGCCGCTGGTCACGCTGTACTTCAGCCGCCCTTCGCGCTGCAGAATAGGCAGAGAGGCGAAGGCCACCGTCTGATGCTGTTCGCTACCGTCGGCCTCTTTAATTGTGACGTCAAGATCGCCGCTGCTGCCGGTTGGGTACATATCGGTAATCTCAAATGCGCCCGGCGAAACATAGCTTTGATAAATGGTGTAACCATTCTGTTTGATAATTACCTGCGCGTTAGTACGGGCGATGCCGCGCACCACCGGCGCGTAGCCACGCAGGCTATCGGGCAACATATCATCGTCGGAGGCCAGCTGTGCGCCGCGGAACGGCACACTATCAAACAGCTCGGAGGGCGCGGTGCTGTCGCCGAATGTTAGCTGACTTTTCAGCGCGATAATATTGCGTTGGGCGTAGGTGTAGAGCGAATCCCAGCTTTCATCGGCGCTATCGCCGTTGACGTTGCGATTCCAGGTGCTGTAGTTGCGAATGCGCCAGGGGCCAATATTCAGGCCCGGACGCAGGCTCAGATAATAGCTGTCGGAGTCGGTCATATCGCCGCGGCACTCTGTCGGAGTCGGTCATATCGCCGCGGCCGCCGCGGCGCGCTTCGGTGTTGGCGCCGGAAAAGCTATAGTTGAGCAGCAGGGCGTTAATGCCCTCATCGAGCCGTTCCGGGGCGACGTAGCCGCGGGCATGGCTGTCTACGGCGGCCTGCGGAATAGACAGCCGTAGCTGCTGGCGTTCAAAGGCGAACTCGGCGCTGGCCTGCGGGATCGCCGCCAGGTTAGTAAGAAGAGGTGATTTATTCAAGATAACCGTGATTAGGCGTGATCTGACAGAATTTGTTGTGATCCAAGGAGATAGACGAAAACGCCTTTCAAGATAAATTGAGTGCAAAATAGCCGATCAGCACGAGATCGACGAAACATTCAAGATAACCAAACCAGCCTTAAAATCCTTTCAAAAGACCTTCAAAACTGGCTTATCTGACATTATAACCCACCAAGCAAATAAATATAAACGAACTGTAAACAAATTGTGATCAGTATGATTATTAGCGTGCTATGTACTTACGCACTAGCCTGCTTGTCGGTTAAATTGAAGTGATCGGCCTCGGTCTCAGATTCTTCGAAACTCTCTCTAATTCGTTCCTCAGTCCAGTTTTTTAAGCTGAGTGCCGCAAGGCGTCGGACTCCCGTCAAGCTGATAAGTTCTTGATTTTCTTCATCACAAAAATCAATTAACTTCTCAACCCCTTTCCTTTTAAGTATATGGATGATTTTCGCCTGCTCCTCCTTGGTTAGCGCTTCAATGATATTTACTAGTTCATTCGTCGACGTATTTTGGTTCTCTTGGCTTACTTTTATGGGCTGCTCTCCTTCTACTCCAAGTATTGATTGAACGTGGAGAGGTAGATCCTGTAGGCGATAGGCGAATGTACGGCCCCTGACGCCGGGTACTGTAATCGAGCGCTTCTGCCAACCTTCATTTTTGGCTCGTTTATGGAGCCCTGCAAGGGTCGAGGGAAGACCTCCGACACCTAATAGGTACTTTGTGGCAACCCATTCTTTCTCATGGATCATATCAAACTCCATTTGATATTAACCAAATGGAAATATCAAAAACAAGTTAATATCAAAAATAACTCAATAAATAACAATGCGTTAAAGGCATTTTCGAGAAATTTGATATAAACCATTTGATATTTCCAAAGTTAATATCTAATATGGTTTTAGGCACTAGTGAGTAACTCATGAGTGTAGCTCATGCGAGTAGTTGAGTTTGCCACAAAAGGTACATGGGAAGCCATCATGAGAAATAAATCAGACTGGCCGCCTGCTGATATTAAGGCGGCATTAGAAAAGGCAAATACGAACCTATCAAGGTTATCCAGAGAGAATGATTTAAGACCTAGAACGCTAGGGAATGCCTTGAGAGCCCCATATCTCAAAGGTGAAGCGATTATAGCCAAAGCCATCGGTGAAAAACCGGAAGTAATTTGGCCTACCCGATATGAAAAGCGGGCTCGGAGGGGGTATGTGGGTTGCAATGACTGACTTAGTGTCGCTTTGTGGGTTGCCTAATTCCCTTCCTGGTTTGCATAAAAAGGCTAAAAAGGAACTTTGGGGGACCAGGTTTAAGCCGGGTGTTAAAGGGAAGGTTTTAGAGTGTAACTCGGAGAGTCTACCTCTAGCCATACAGAGTGCATTACGTGAGCGCTACGTGACTCAGTTGATGGAAACCGAGCCACAGGAAACCGCAAAGCCAGTCGTCAGACGTCGGCGCGATCCTGATGCGATATCACCACTTGAGGCTTATCGCGGTTCGCCTCAGTTGATGGAAGAGCGTTTGAATGCGCTGACTGAGAATCAGCGACAGGTTGCTGATGCCAGAGCGGCGCTGGTGCGGGAGGTTTTTTTACTGGAGGACAAAGGAAATCTAGGGCGGCTTAAAGCGATTAATTATGTCGTTTCAAAGGCCCGATCGGGTGAGTTGCCCCCGCTTTTGCAGGCGGCAGCGGTGACGGCCAATGCCAAACGCGGTAGCGGCAGAACAATCAGCCGAGATCCACTGTATCAGTGGGTGTTGAAGTACAGCCAGGCAAAGAATGCCGCCGAACGGCTGCTCCTGCTGGCTCCTGGCAAGCGGGAGGAAATGAAGGTAGAGGAAATTAGCTGGCTCGCTGACTTCCTGGTGGAATACCGACAGTCGAACGGTCGCCCCATGACCGAGGCTTACGAGGATTTTGTGGCGGAATGGAACCGCCGGCACGCGGAGGAGCCCTATATGTTGCAGATAATTCCCTCATACGACGCGATCCGCCGTGTGATGAAGAAGTTGCCGGAGGTTGTGAAGCAAAAAGGCCGCATTACAGGCAGTGAATACAAGCAGATAGAAGGCTTTACGCGTCGTGACTGGGATGCAATGCCGGTGAATTACGTCTGGATTGGTGACGGCCACGGTATGAAGCTGAAATGTGCGCACCCGATACACGGACGCCCGTTCTCGCCGGAAGTGACCTTTGTGATTGATGGTGCGACCCGTTTTGTTGTGGGCTGGAGTCTTGATCTGGCGGAAAACGTCTTCGCAGTGGCCGGTGCCATCCAGCACGGCATACGCAACCACGGCAAGCCGTTTATGTACTACTCGGATAATGGTTCCGGTGAAACCGCTGATGTGATGGATAAAGAGGTCGTCGGGATACTCCCGCGTCTTGGGGTTAGTCACCCTACAGGCATTCCCGGTAATCCGCAGGGGCGCGGCATTATCGAACGTCTCAACCGCACATTGCCGATGCGCATTGCCCGCAAGTACCGCACGTACTTCGGTAAAGGCGCTGACCGCGAGACGTTGCGTAAGACGAACCGCGATTTACGATCGGCTTTTAATGCCCTTCAAAAAGGGAAAGAACTTAATGCTATACAGCGGGCAGCCATGCGCGATCTGCCCTCCTGGGCGGAGCTGATAGAGGCGATTCGCGACGGCGTGGAGTGGTACAACAACCGCCCACACAGCGAGTTACCGATGAAGGCCAACGGCAAGCACTACAGCCCCGCCGAGCACCGCAAAAAGCGCCTGGCGGAAGAAGATACAGAAATTGAGTGGCTGTCTGAGGTGGAGCTGCGCGACATGTTCCGTCCGATGGTGGAAAAACCGGTTCGACGGTGTGAGATCCACTGGCTGAATAACATCTATTACGCGCCGGAGCTGCGTGACGAACATGGCCGTAAGGTGCTTATCAGCTATGACATTCACAATGCCGAAAAAATCATTGTGCGCCGCCTGGATGGTTCCTTTATCTGTGAGGCTATCTGGAATGGCAACAAGCGCGCCGCCTTCCCGGTCAGTGCGGAATACCACAAACATCAACAGCGTATCAAAGGGATGCGTAAACGCGCCGAGGAGAAGATCCGGGATGCCGAGGATGAAGGTATCAATGTTCTGGAGCACAAGCAGCCGGAGCTGTGGCTCGGCAATATCTATCAGCCAGTCGGCAATGTGGTGACCGTTCAGCAGGTGGAACCGGAAGAGGAAAGAAACGAACAGACTGACATTCACTTTCAACGTGGTCTGCAACTGCTGGCTGCGCGCCAGAAGAAAGATCCGCTGGAATAGATAAAAAAATAACCCAAGCGGACACTCAGGTTATTTACGAAAAAATAATCAGCCATCAGGCGAGGTAAATATGACCGATATTAACGAAGTAATCAACACTATTAACACGCTTATTGCTGACGAGGTGTTCACCCAGACCACTATAGCCAAAGAGGTCGGACTTTCAGAGGCAACCCTGTCCGCCTTTCGCCGGGGGGAATACAAGGGCAATAACGCCCGTATAACCAGGACGCTGTTGTCCTGGTACGAAAACTGGCAGCGGCAACAGTTATTACCGGAACCACCTCAGTTTGTCGTGACACAGACTGTTCGTGATTTACGCCTCCTGTTTCAGTCGGTACGCCTGCTGGGGTGTATTAACGTCATTATTGGTGTGCCGGGTGTCGGCAAGACTGCCACCGCGCGGGATTACTGTTCCGAGCCCAACACCTGGATGATAACCCTGTCTCCTGCGCACTCCAGCGTCACCGAATGCCTGCTGGAGCTGGCGGATGCGCTGGGTCTGTATGATATCCCGCGCAATAAGGGCGCACTGTCCCGCGCCATTCGTCGAAAGCTGACCGGCACGAAAGGGCTGGTGATTGTGGATGAAGCGGATCATCTTGCGATTGATGGTCTGGAACAGCTACGCGCTATCCAGGACGCGACCGGTGTCGGAATGGTGTTAATTGGTAATCCACAGGGACTTTCCCGCGCTTCCCGACATAACGACCTTGTGCGCCTGTTCAGTCGTATCGCTCACGCACGACAGCTCAGGAAGGCAAAAAAAGCAGACGTCCAGGCTATTGCCACCGCCTGGGGGATTGCCGGTGAGAATGAGCTGGCAGTCATGCAGGCTATTGCGGAAAAACCCGGAGCCCTGCGCGTGCTGACCCACACCTTAAATCAGGCATGGATAACGGCAAGCGGTGAAGGGTCAGGAATTACTGAAAGACACATTAAAGCCGCGTTTAAAGAGGTTTATCCAAACCCTGAACTACTTACACAGGTGTGATTATGGCAGTAATTAATATTCCCGATATTTACGGCCGAAATTACCTCATTAATTTCGACATGGTTAAATATATTCAGGTTTCCGACAATGAGGAATGCGGTGATTTAATTATCACCTTTACGGATAAATCCCGGCAGGTCATTTCGGTCGGTCTTGATCGTGAAGGTGCCGCTGATACGTTCGAACGCATTAGTCGGGTTGTGGGGTCGGCCAGTCTTACCGGTCAAAATAAGTTGTGGAGATAATGTTTATGGCAAACCTGTTTGATTCACTCAATGCGGCCCGTCGTCTTACTGAGCTTTCCGGTGCCGTTCTGGAGCGCAGTAAGCGCTATCCGCAGCGCTATGCCCTGCGCACCACTCCGCCGAAATGTCAGATGCCGGGCGAAGTTGAGATTACTGTCTGTAACAAAGGTCAGCGCCGTCGCGTTCATGCAGCCCGCGTGGGCGGCTGTACGGTGTACTGGGAAGATTAATTATCACTACTGAGGAAACTGAAATGAGCAATAAAGTACAGGTCATTTTCACGTTCGAACTGATAAACCGTGAAGAAAAAGAGGTTCAGGGGGGGGTAGAGGTTCTCGATATGGTGACGGCCAGCGTGGGAAGTAAGGGGCTGAGTAAGGGGTGTCAATCCGGCCCTCAACACCTCTACGCACTTATCCTTAAACGTAACTCACCCAATATTATTCGTTTTCTGACTGATGAGGTGAAAGCCAGTGCTGGAAAGTTCGGTTTTGAAATAAATACGCGCAGCGAAGAAATTACAGAAACATCTGACAATATTCACTGAGGTTAATTATGCAGGCTCAAAAAGATAATTCAGTTACGGTTCAAAAAATCCCTGACGGGTATCGCTGTAATGCAATGGGGCATCTGGTGCCGGTGGATAAAATCAAGCCCATCGACCTTTTGCGTGATGAGATGGTTAATGAGCTTTACGAAGAGGCGCGAGAGCTGCGTCGCAAAATGGCCGAGTTTAAGTTACGCTCCATGCAGCGTATCGGTGATTTTGTTGACCTGTCGGCGTCTGAGTACGGCGTGACGTATGGTGGCACAAAGGGCAATGTCACGCTCCCCAGCTTCGACGGCTCCCGCCGTGTAGTTCGGGCAACGGGTGAGCACCGTGTGTTTGACGAGCGCATTCAGGCCGCTAAAAAGATGATTGATGCCTGTATCGCCAAATGGTCAACGGGTGCGAACGAAAATCTGATTGCTATCGTCAATCGTTCATTCCGGGCAAACAAGCAGGGAATGATTGATGTTAACGAGGTTCTCGCGTTGCGCGACCTTGATATCCCTGATGCGGAATGGCAGGAAGCCATGCGGGCGGTTGTGGACTCAATAACCGTTAACGGCAGCAGCACCTACCTGCGCTTTTATCAGCGTGAACACGGTAAGGAATATAAACAGCTTTCGCTGGATATTGCCAAACTGTAATTAATTTAAATCCGAATCAGTTTTAAATTATGGCGTTCGCGTCAGGGGACTGCTTACGCCTGAAAAAAGAAAAGAGGTATTGCATGGCAATGCAACGGCGTTATTTCAAATTAAATGAAGCGGATTCAGTTAAATATTATAAGGAATATCAGGAAAAAATCGGTAAACCCCGTAAAAAAGCTATACGTGATTTTCTGAATGGCTGTAATGCTGTGGGTTATTGCTCGTATCAACATTTTGGCGTTGAGCATATCAGCGCGCTACTGATGCGTGAGAATGTGGATTGCGGTAAGAATAAACGCACCTGCAGTAACTCTTTTGATGATGACGGTCAGGCGTTGTTTGAGGTCAGGCCAGACCGCCGCTACAACGAAGGGAAGCGGCTTGCGGCTCGTCTGAAAGAGATAAACGAACAGCTACAGGAATTACCGCTGTTCAGTGACTGGGCGGTCAGAAAGTTGGGTTGTTATGCAGACGCAAGTTACGTTAACCGCGGACAGTATTTAACCACCTGGTCTGGTGCTGGCTTTTATTCTGAGAAGAAAGCGCTGGTTGTGCGTATTCCGGTCGGTGAGAACGGCGAAAAAGCCCTGCCTGCCGATATGAGTAAGGCGCTTACTGAAATTAAACACTCCGAATTTATTGCCATTACGGAGGAATAACCGGTGATTGATGCAAAAGTCCTGGAGGGGGTAAAGGCCCTCATTAAAGCCTACGGCAGGCTGACCTGTGGCGTACTGGCTGAAAAATTACAGATGCCGCCGTCCTCAATGGTTTATTTCCTGCGTGATGCGGTGGATGCCGGCGTTCTGACGGAGTGTAACGGCTTTTATGATATTCCCCGGCCGCGCCAAAGCTCACGTAAGTCGCACCAGGAGCCTGAGCCGGTGACCTGGTGTGATTTTCGTAAGTCCCTGCCCTGGATTGAGGGTAATGGTATCCCGTCACTGGTGAAGGATTTTGCGATGGGCGTTCTGACCTGCGAAACGACGTATATCGTGGCAGAGGTGGATGAAGAAGCCCGTAATAAAGGCGTACCACACTTCACCTTCGCCTATATCGATGTGCGTCTGGGGCGGTTTATTGATGGTATGAGTGGGTGGGAAATAACAAGGTCTGTTCTGCGTTACCTGATTATTGATCGCTCCCCTGTACCTGAGTTCATCCCTGTTTCCGTGGAGGTAGTGTAATGTTCTTTAAAACTTCTAATTCCGCAGCGCTGGCCGCATGGGATCAATATCTTCTCGACAGCCAAAAACTCAATGAAGAAGCCCGAAAGCTCGCTGATGTTCTGGGGTGTGGTGGCCGCGCGGTATTTAAAAATGGTGTTGGCGGTCGTTGGTTCTATGCAATGAGCTTTCCCGGTGAAGAGCGCCCGTTCGCGCGTGAGCTATGGACGGTTCAGCGAGAAACCACCGGCTGGAGCTGCGAACCGCGGCGCTCGCGTATTCCGGCTCATTTGCGCACACTGGCGAAGGAGCTGGCGGACGTCTGGAATGTTTACCGTCCGGTAACAAGTGCCCGGACTGACGCCCTGTTACCGGCACTGGGGCTGGATTTCAGTGTGACGCTCTTCGGGTCTCTTGAGTGGTTTCGTGCTGGCGATGTGATTTACGTCCGTGCCGGTATAAAACCCTCTCACGATCGCATGATTGAGATCCTGTCTGACGAGTTTTACGCGGCTAAAAAGCAGGCGGAGGCTTCAGCATGATAACGACATTGTTTGTTGAGTCCGAAGAGCCGCTTATCTGCGCTGCCGGTATGCCTGTCTGTGGCGGTAAGTTGACTGGCGTTTACTTTGGCGATATGCGCGGTCATCCCTGGCATTCGCTGAATGATTGCTTTCCGCCAGACATGGAAGCGGTAGCGCTGGTTGTGCAGTACGGCTACCACCAGGAGCTGCGAATCGGTCATGTGGGTTATGAGGGGCTGTTCGTTGATGAAGAGACCGGGGCCTGTATCGAGGATGAGGATGGTCGGGTGACGCACTGGGCGTGGATTGCAGCTTTGCCGGAACTGGTGGAGGTGAATTGTGACGATGATAAGTGACAGGCTGACAGATGAACAATTAGCCGAAATATTATCCGGTGTTGTTGACGGCGTGGAACCTACCACGCAGGAATTAGCGATGGCGACGGAGTTGCAGGAGCTACGCGAACAGAACGAATTACAACGCGGAGAATTACTAAAAGCGCACATTACTTTATTAAATCAGCAGAAACAGCTTCAGAAATACCGCAATGTTGATAGCGCTGAGCCTGTGGTGTGGACTGATGAACAAGAGTTGCGTGACGTAAAAAGAGACGGTTTCGGTTATCTGTTTACGGTTAACCCCATCACGCCGCACGTTGACCCTCGCCGCGTCATTAAGTTGTTCGCTGTCCCGCCAGCACCGGGCGTTTACGATGATGTTCTCAATATCATAGGTCTACTGGAAAACAACGAATGGGCCGAGCACTGTACGAATACAGTTTTAGGTTCACTCCTGGAATCAGAAATAACACGTCTGGTTGGAATGACGCAGCCAGCGCCGGGCGAGTCAGTATCACAGTCATTAACTGATGCCCTGCGTGATGTCATTGCAGAACGTCAACGACAAATAAGCGTTAAGGGCTGGACGCCAGAGCATGATGATACATATATCGGCTACGAACTGGCTGCGGCGGCCATTAGCTATATAGAGCCTGCGGAGGCTGAAAATTACTGGCCTGCTGACTGGCATGATGACAGTTTCAGACCCTCGGACTACCGGCGCAATCTGGTTAAAGCTAGCGCCCTGTTGGTTGCTGAACTTGAGCGGCTCGATCGAATTTCTGCAACGTCAGTGTTATCGGAGGTGGATCGTGAGTGAAGAGAATCAGGAATGCCCAACCTGTGGCAATGAAAACCCTGAATGCCTGAAAGAATGCCCGTGGTGTGGTTCGCAAAAATGCGATCTGTGTGACATGGGCGATGATACGGCCTGTATGAATTGTGAAGGTGAATAAAATGAGTGCTGAAATTAAATCCGCTCAGGATTATCGCGCTGTACTCATGGCGGGCGGTATGCCTAAAGAATGTGCCGACAGACTGGTTGCTTATCTGGATGATGAAAAGCCAGTTGAGAATGATATTGAGAAGTTACTCGTTAGTGATTTGAAAATTCAGATGGCTGAAGCGCTCAGTCTGTCATGGATTATACGGGAGCTCAGAAAGATAGCTACAGGCGAGGATAAACAGGCGGCAGTTGCAGCCCTGCAGATACTTCGTGAGCTTAGTTTTCGCTTACTCAAGGCCGAGCCGGTCTTTAATGAGTTTGGTTAACAGGCTCTTACTGACATCTTTAACCAGTTCAAACGGGGCTTCTGCAAACTCCTTTTTAAGTCGCTCAAGGATTGGTTTCTGATGAAGTGCGTTTGCAAAATCGTGACCTGCCTGGGTAAGCATGATTGGAACGGCTCTTCCGCCAATCCCCCTGGAGGTAAACACAAAACCAAGTAGTCTGGGATCACCCGTTTCCAGGTTTCTGTTACAGATAAGTCCATTCTCTATAAGTAACAGTAGGTGGAAATGGAGAGATTCTTCTTCCGCGCCTTTCACCTCAAAGAAATTAAGATCTTTCAGGGTAATAAAAGCGCCTGGTGATTCGAGGAAGGTGTCGAGAATTTTTGCAAATTCATCATAGTTAATTTTCATTATTTGCTCTCGTTTGTTGTTAATAACATGGCGGTTTTGTAACACCGCCTCTTTTTTGGAGGTACGATCATGGATCGCGCATCCCTCATTACGTTAATCCATATAGCTAAAAAAGATCTACGGCTGGACACTGACACTTACCGCGACGCCCTGCGGGCTGCCGTCGGTAAAACCAGTTGCCGCGATATGACGCAAACGGAGTTGTCGAAAGTGCTGGCAACGTTCAAAAAACGCGGTTTCAAAGTACGTTCAAGACCACAAAACAGGGCTTTAAAACCCGCTACCGTCACCGCTAAAATTCGCTCGATATGGCGTCTTATGCATGTTCATGGTTTTCTCAGTAGTGACAGTGAAGCGGCGCTTAATGCCTGGGTGAGAAAGCAAACGGCATCGGCGAACGGCGGCGAAGGTGTGGCAAACTACCAGTGGCTGGAGAGGGAGCCGGCGCTGGCGTCTGACGTACTGGAGCGTCTCAAGCGCTGGCATCGTCGCGAAATGCTCCGCGTTCTTGGCCTGTCGGAGCGCGAAAAAATCAGTTACGACCAAGCCTGTAAGCGCTTTGCTGCGCGAAAGGTTGCCACTCCTTAACCCAAGTCCCGCCACAGCGCGGGATTTATTCTTTTTTAAAGCTTGCCCTGATTAATTCAGTAGCTCCCATTTTTTCAAGTTCTTTGTAGTTATACCCCGTCAGTTTTATGGATTTAGGCGTACCATTCTCGTTGTACGCAATTTCAACGCTTGCATTTTTATGGCGGTTAATCCACGAGCGAGCTATTACAGCTATGCCGCTCCATGCTTCCGGCGTATTGACAGTATGGATAAGCTCCACCATGTCGGTTACACTGAATGACAGGGCCGCAAGCCCCATATATTCTATTTTATTATCTTCAAGCCCCTGGCGAATTTCATCTCCATAGTCCAGCATGAATTCAAAAACAGGTCCGCGCATATGAATATTGTCCTCTACAAAAAACCGTTCAGAGAACGGCTGGTTATGGTCAGGGCGTTGGTCTTTATGACGTTCAGCATGCTGTTTTCTGGTCAGGCATGGCTAATCGTCGATGACAAGCATCTGGCAAAAAACGGGAAGGAGTTGCTTTCAGGTGAAAAAGCGATTGGCGTATTTCCCGGAAAAAAATAAAACGATCATTATCATGTGGTTATAAGAAATAACGATCAATATTTGATCTGTTAATAGATATTTCCCTTACAGCGTTTCCTGCGTCTGGTGCCACAGCGCGGGATTTTTCCTTTATAGTAAAGCGTCGCAGTTTTCAGGCTTGTCTGAGGTGGTGTTATGGCTGAGGTACAGATGGGGATGTTTGAAGATGATGAACGCTTAAACGCGCTGATTGATCATCTTGATCGCATTCCAGAAGATGAACTCAAAAAGAGCTGGCCCAAAATGCTCTTTGCGCTGGTCGAGGTCGTCAGTGCAGAGCTTCGTCGCCAGGGTCTGGAGCCTGCTGAGGCTGGTCGCCTTGCCCGGAAAGCTATTGCTGCGCAGGCCGGCTATATGGGTGGTCGTGCCTATTACCTGCCGATGGGGGAATCCCTTTTTGCCGAACTGCGCAACCATGAAATTTACTCCCGCTGGTCAAACAGGGAGCGGATCGAGAATCTGCGCCGCGAGTACCATATGTCTGAAACCCAGATTTATGCCATTATCCGCGAACAGCACAAACGCCACCGCCGGCGCATTCAGCCAGATATGTTTGACGCTAACCATCACTGACCGGCATATGCCGG